TCAAGATTATCGATGTATGGGCAGAATGGTGTGCACCATGTAAAAAATTCACACCTATTTTTCATGCGCTAGAGGAAAAATATCCGGATATCGAATTCGTGAAAGTTAATGTGGATGAAGATTCTTCTTTACTTCGTGAATTTAACATTCGTGGAATTCCTGCGATTATCTTTCTGGTAGACGGTTCTGTGGTGAGAACTCATATAGGGATTCTTTCCATGGGACAAATGGAGCAGCATATATCGGATCTGCTGTATGGCGAATCCGTATATACGAACTAATAAGTAGTGTATTAGTAGTAATAAAGGGGGTCTTATACAGGGCCTTTACTATACGGCCTATATACTATTGCCTATTACCTACCCCCATATGTTTAGTACATTAGCACATTAGTATGTACGTATAATAGTACTTATGATGTGTGGTATGTAGTAGTGTACAGTGTGTGGTATGTAGGTGTGATGTACTCATGTGGTAGTGATACTACATAGTGATGATAGTACATAGAGATAGAGTGATGCATAAGTATGCTACCACTTGTGCTCCTCTCTCTATGTACTACATCAATTAAATAAATGTTATTGATAAGTATAAATAGATATTCGAATATATGTTCTAATCAGGCATACGCGAATATACGGGATAATAGCATATATAAGTAGGTAGCTGAAAATGGGCATATTGGACGCATAACCATTCATGCCCTATTCGACCCTTAATGTCCGATTTGGGAAAACTATCCCTTTCTAGGGGGCCAGAACGTCCGATCAGAGGCGTGCACCGCCGCAATTACAGCTAATAATATCCAATTAGACCGCATAATTATACACCCTGACCTGCATAGACTCGAATTGGACGCCAAACGACCTGAAAAGAGGCACTAAATGAGTGGCGAGACACATTCATACTTTAAGGAGGTGAATTATGGCTGGACCGAAACCACTGTCTATTGAGGACAAGGAATTACGCGGTAATCCGGGTAAAAGAGCCCTCCCTCCTGTAGCAGAGCGAGTGCAACAAAAACTATTATTTACAATGCCACCCGCCCCCGATTACTTGGGAGAGTACGGCACACGCGAATGGAATAGAACCGGACCCGAATTAGTGCGAATGAAGATGCTAGGTGCATCTGATTTGCCAGCATTCGAATCGTATTGTATGAACATCGAATTGATGATTCAGGCGCGTTTTTCTATTCGCGACGAAGGAATGACAGTAATCGGGCACCGAGGACGAGTAAGGAATCCTGCTATTGCTGCATTCGGACAAGCCAGCACCGCTATTAGAGGTTTTGTTAGCGAATTTGGTCTGTCGCCTAGCGCTAGAAGCAGAATTCGTATTCCAACCGATGATGTCGATGTATTAAAGGAATTGATGGGAGACGATGAACCAGATGACTTCACAGAAACCATCTAATGTTTGTTCTTGTCACGTAATACACCCTAATGACATTGTGACCAATCGATGTATTAATGGTAGCTCCAAGCATAAGACATGCGGAGGAATTATTCAGTCACTAAGACAAAAAGTCGTAGTCACAAATGACCGCCCAGGAATCGAGTATAGAAATGAGTAGTTTTAGCCTTCCTGAACCTAAACAATATCCGGGCTATGAAATAGAAGTATTTGAATCCGAGGGCGGTTGCTGTAACGGTGAATGCACAATATGCGCTGAAATCGTTGAAAAAGAAACCGAACAATCGGGAGAGAATGATGGCCGATCCGTGTCAAAAAGTTGCGGAACTGAGAAAACTCAGGCAAGACAGAGCTAAAGCGAAAATAGCCAATACTCCACATGAATGCAATTTCTGGTGCTATATGTGGTGTTGGTTCACTGGATTCTTTTATACCTGCAAAAAGGTAGAAGAATGAGACTTCAGAGAGATTACGGTTGGCGGACACGTAATCTCTCTGGACCAACTTGAATGGAGAATAATGGCAAATCCAACAGTAAGTGCCGCACTTAATAAGAGTAGCTTCGCTCCTGGTGAGCAGATGCTTTTGACTGTCCAATATGGAGACACGGATAATGACACCGTACAGGTGACTATTGTAGTTTCCGATTCGACCGGTAATTCCAGCGAGCCAGTGGTGATCAATGCTAATATCGCTGATCCGGTAACCGTAACTGTTACTGACGATGGTAATCGCACGTGGACCAAGCAATCTGACAATGGAGCGGTTGCCGTTTATCGGGCTGTTGCCTAATGTCTTCTATTACAGTTACCGTTACTGATTCAAGTGGGCATAGTGTTGGCACTATTGTCAATTACACTGTGAACACTAAAGTCGCTGGTGGTATTTATTTTTCAGGAAATGCAGATGTTCGGCCAGACACGACTAATCGTACTCCTCCCATTAACATTACTGCGATACAACAATATCGCTCTTTAGCTGATGGTAGCCAGTATCCGGGATTTCAAAAACAATGGGTAGCGGATATGGTAGCTGGTGGAGTTTGGTTGAATTTTGTATCAGAATTTAAGCATTATGGTGCTGCGAATACTAATGCACAGACTTTCACAGTTGAAGGTCGATCATATACGGTTCCGGCTCCAAATATGAGGTATCGAATTACATTGGACAATGCATTAGCGTATGGATACAAGCAAATGTCAGACGGATTGTTGGACGGGTTGCTACATAGGCTTTTAGCATCGCTTCGAGCCATTCCAGCCGGTAAGCGAATTAATGTGCAGATTGAGTCCGAAGTGGACACAGCGAATGCTAACGGTGGTACCGTAGAAAACGGTGTCTCTTACACCAGAGAGCAATCTGATATTCGAGCAGTGGCAGCGGTTCAATATATGGCTAACTGGTTGCGCAATCCTCCAAACGGAATTGCACCACTTCCAGCCGGTGTGACATTATCGATGGGATATGCTGGACAATGGAGTGGATTACAGAACTTCATTAACACGCATCCCGAGACGCTGATGTCTAAATTGGACTACATGCACATGAATACGTACAATCACAGCAGTAATTGGACCGCTGAGGCAAGATTCCGAGAAATCAAAGATTGGATCAATTCGTTAGGGCCAATTGGTAAATCCAAGGGAATCATTGTTTCGGAATTCGGATCCAATGCTGCTTATACTCCTAATCAGGCCGGATACATGGCACAAATGCCAGCGGCTATCAATAAACTTAATGGTGAATTGCAAACGGCCGGACGAGGCCAGTTTGTTGCTACCATTTGGTTTGGCTCAAATAATGATACATGGGGAACACTGAATCCTAAGGAAGCTGGATTGGTTGCCCTGCAACAGATGCTCGACACTAATCCTTACAAGTGAGGAGGTCTACTGTGGACAGATCCACAATTGCTCTTATTGTGGGAGTTGTTGCTTTAGTTTTGGTTCTGATGATTTTACTATAAATGAGGTTAAATGACAAAGCACAAGCTGATTATTTCAAAACAATTCGCCGATGAAATTAAGTGTCACAGGTATTGGTGTAGAGATTGTGCAGCTACATTTCACTTCAAAGATCTGTCTAGCATCGGAATGATGCTTGGATTACACGAAACATCTGACGGGGAATTTCATCCTGTTATTAAACTGCATTCGTACAAATAACTTAAAAGGGAGGGTAGAGTGCCGATCATTCATACCTCTACCCTTCCAACGGGTGGAGAGTTTTCGGCTAAAAGAGCCAAGCGTGCTATCAATTTCATTGAACGCATGACAGTACATACAAAATCAACATGGGCACGTAAACCATTCATTCTGGAAGATTGGCAAAAAGGTAGCGCCACCCAGAATGACGCGGGTAAATGGGAATTGGAAGGAATCATTGCTCCACTATTCGGTGCTGTTAAGTATTCGGAGTTCTGGGGAAAATGGGTTCGTCAATATAACACCGCGTGGATTGAGATGGGTAGAAAGCAAGGTAAATCAGAATTGATTGCCGCATTGGCGCTGTATCTTCTGATTTACGATGGTGAATGGTCAGCCGAAATCATTGGCGCTGCCTCAGATAAGAACCAAGCATCTGCCGTATTCAACGTAGCCAGAGATATGATTAATCTTTCGCCTTCACTTTCCAAAATGAAAGAGAAAGGCGATTTGGAAATTATTGACTCTCGAAAGAGAATCCTATATAGACCTACAATGTCGACTTACCAAGTAGTTTCAGCGGACGCTATGTCAAACCTAGGTGCGAACCCTTATGCGGTTCTCATCGATGAGGTTTTGGCTCAGCCCAATAGAGATTTGTGGGACTCACTTGCACAAGGTTTCGGTACGCGACCTAATCAGCTAATTATCGGTATTACTACTGCTGGTCCAGATCGTGAATCGTTTGCATATACAGAACATCAGCACACAATTAGAGCTGCTCTTGATCCGGAAGTTGATCCGGCTCGATTCGGCTTTGTTGCATTCGTTGATGAGGAAGCGGATTATGAGGATGAAACCCTTTGGCCGCAAGCAAATCCAGCACTCGGTACATTCTTCAATATTGAACAGCTCCGTGATGAGCTGAAGACTGCGAAGGAAAAGGGTGACTTTGCTGCATTAGCCAATTTCCGTATTTTCCGACTTAATCAATGGGGCAATGACGCTAATCGTTGGCTAGATATGATGGTCTGGGATCAAAGCGAACAATTAGCAGGTGGATTCACAGATGAAGAATTGCGAGGAATACCAGCAGTCGGAGGATTGGACCTTGCGTCCACTCAGGACTTGACTGCTTGGGTGGTTGTGTGGCAGACAAAGGAAAAGACAATGGTCAAGCCACACTTCTGGGTTCCACGTAAGACATTGAGTAATAGACATAGAAGAATGCGTGAGCGATTCCTAGAATGGGAAGCCGCAGGATGGCTGACTATTGTCGAAGGTGACGCGCACGATTACCAGATGATTACAGACCATATTATGTCTGACATCGAAAAGTATAATTTGAGAACTATTGGATACGATCAGCATCAGGCACCTTCAATTATCAATCAAGTAGAGGGGAAAACTGATGTGCTTTGCATTTCGGTTCCTCAGACTACTACTCGATTAAATCCTGGGTCACAGGAATTGACACGACTTATGGGTGTCCGGCAGCTTACCAGTAATTACAATGGGATGATGCGATGGATGGCATCGAACGCCTTATATAAGCAGGATTCCGAAGGTAAGATCAAGCCAGACAAGCTAAAGAGTCGTGCACCTATTGACGGACTCATGGCATTAGTTACTGCATTAACTGTCCTAGTAGGACTTCCGGATGAGAGAGAAGCACAGATCTTCACGTTCTCTGATTCGGAACTATTCGGGAATGATGGTACTAATAATGACGATGATTGGTAAGGAGGCGAACAGATGGGATGGATGAGTAAATTGGGTCTAGCCCGTCGCTCGAATCCAAAGTTTGAATATGACCCGGATGTTGGGTTAACAAAGAATCAATGGGATGCACTGACGCCAGAAATGCGAGCAGTCATGCCATGGAACGTATACGGTAATGAGGATGCCGGTGCTCAGACTAATAGTGGTAACAATGTAAATGAAGCCAACTCCTTTAAGTTCGGTGTTGTATTCGCTGCTATTTCTTTGATCGCTGATGGTGTCGCATCACTACCACCTAGAGCATATACAGAGGCAGAAGACGGATCACGTACATCACTTACTGTTCCACAATGGATTCGTAAGCCACACCCTGAAATTCGTCGATTCGACATTTTCAATCAATTGCTGGTTTCGGCATTGGCATGGGGTAATGGTTACGCGAAGTTCATCCGTAGACAATCCGATGGTGTAATTGTTGGATTAACCGTTTTAAAGCCAGATGAAGTGCACACTGAATGGGACCCAGAAAAGCCTGGTTACCGTAGATACAGACTAAATGGAAAAGACCCGTGGTTCACGAGTGCAGATATTTTCCACATTCAAGGGCCGACACTTCCGGGTGAGGCAACAGGAATGTCAGTCATTCGATATGCCCGAGAGGCAATCGGATTAGGATTGACATTAGAAGAGTATGGCGCACGATATTTCGGTCAAGGCTCACAAGCTAAGATCGTGCTTGAAATTCCTAACAATGTAGACGAACCAAAGGCAAAGGATATTGTTCGTACGTTCGAACGATTCCATAAGGGAAAGAACAATTGGCATAGACCAGCGATTATGTCTGGTGGCGCAAAGCTACATATGATTAGCATCCCGCCCGACGACGCGCAGTTCTTAGAGTCACGTGATTTCCAAGCTATTGAAATCGCCAGATGGTTCCGCGTTCCACCACACAGAGTCGGAATTGCTAATAAGTCAACCTCATGGGGTTCTGGTTTAGCTGAAGAAAACATGGCAATGCTTCAGCACACATATCGTCCATGGATTGCTCGCATTCAAGATGCATTAACAATGTATGCGCCCGGCGGACAGGACTTAGGAACAATTATTGAACTTGAGCCCGAGGCGCTATTAAAGGGAACATTCAAAGAGCAAGTTGATATTTGGACCACAGTTTATGAAAAAGATGTCGCAACTAAGAATGAATCTCGTCAAAAGCTGGGATTGCCTAAAACTGCTGACGGCGATAAATTCTTTAGTGATGTAGCTAAGGAAATGGCGGAAGCCGCTGCTCCCGTTGATGCCCCTGCACCTGTTGCTAGCACTGCCGATCCTCGGACCAAAGAAGAGGATAAGCTACGTAAGCAGGAGGAAGCTAAGCGCACACTTTTACAGAAAATGGACGATGAATTCGAACGCAGAATTAATACAGTTCATAGTAAGACCAATGGTCAATTTGCTGCTAAGCCAGGAATGAGTGCTGCCACTCCAGAACGTAAAGAAGAATTCAAGGCTAAGATTGGTCGATCAATTCCTCCAGCGTGGACAGATGTGCAAATTGCCGACGACCTAGACCATTCTTCATTACTGGTTCAGGGTAGGGATGCAAAGGGTCGACGACAGGCATGGTATTCACAAGAGCACACAAAGGCGCAAGCTGAGAAAAAATTCACACGAATTAAAGCATTGAGTACGCACACAGATAAATTGGATTCTGCACTCGATAGAGATGCGATGACAAATGATGATGCCGGTGCGCTGACATTGATTCGTAGAATGGGAATGAGACCAGGGTCAAATGCCAATCGTGGTGCCAATACTCAGGCTCATGGTGCAACCAACCTGAAAGCTAAGCATGTCAAGCTAAATCCTGATGGTTCAGCCACATTGGACTTCACCGGTAAAGATGGTGTCCACATTGTATTGCACACAAAGGATAAGCAAGTAATTGATGTATTGAGTTCTCGCAAGATTGGTAAGGGCGATGATGAACCATTGTTCAATACCAATGAAGACAGAGTGCGCCGGTACATGAACAATGAAGGTGGTATTCCTAAGGAATTCCTATTGAAGGATCTTCGTACATTGAAGGCAAACACGATTGCTTTGGATGAGGTGAAAAAGAAGCCAGTACCTAAGACAAAGCAGGAATTCCAAAAGAGTAGATTGGAAGTAGGAAGCACAGTTGCTGGCCACCTAGGCAATGATCGATCAATGGCATTAAATTCATACATCAATCCAACGGTATTCTCGAATTGGGATAAGGAGGGGAATTGGTCGTGAAAGCAATAGAAGCGAAAGTATTCTCCGACGCCGAAGAAAAGGCACTCCTTAAAGAATGGTTTGAAACTATTAGTTGGGATGTTGTATCTCCTGGTGTTCCTGTTCTGGATCCCGAGGAAGATGACGAAGGTCGTTCAATTGTTCCATTAGGACCAGTCGAAATCAGTAATAGAAAAGCCGATGATTTATCGCGTCGTACAAAGGAACCCAATGGTGGGTTCACTGTAGATCCTCACACAGGTAAGGATTTGAAAGAAGGCTACTTGGTAGCTATTTATCCTGATCGATCTCGACAGGTTCGTAGCTTGAACCGCGAGGAAATTCGGGAGTATGTAAGGGAAAACGAGGATCTATTAATCCAGAGTGGACACACTGTGAGTGCATGGCATGATCCAGATACAGGCTATGTATGGCTAGATGTTTCTATGGTGACTTCGGATAAAAGAGATGCTATTCAATTAGCTAAAGAATTCGATCGGCATTCTGTTTTTGATCTAGGCACTGGAAACGTGATTAACACAGAAGGTGCAGGCAATAGCTCTTACCCTTTCGTATTCGCGCGAGCTAATCCAAATCACGATAAAGCGGGTAAGTTCGCAGCCAAGAATGGTACACCGGTTAGTGGTTCAGACCAAACACAATGGGCAATCGATACAGATAGAGATTTGAATAAATCAAGCCCATTCGACTATGGTGATTTTAATGATCCAGTTAGTCGGCCACTGGTTGGAATTGCTACACAGCAAGGATTCCATGGGCAACCCCAAAAGGGTTCTGTCGATGACGCGATTAAAGCTGGTGGGACTGAGATCCATAGAGGAATTATTCCTCACGAGAAATCAGGGACTACTGCTGAAGATATTTCTGAGAAAATGATTAACGGAAAATACGAGCCAGGTACTGGAAACTATGGTAATGGTTATTATTTTAGTACATCAAAGGGAATTGCTGATATGTATGCCGGTGCCCCGGTAGCTGAAAAAGGATACGCTGCTAAGCCAGTTAAAGGCGGAAAGGTAGTACGCGCAGCATTACACAAAGATGCTAAGATCGTTGACTATGAAACCATTAAGCAGCAACATCAAGATTGGTATAAAGCTCACAGAGATAATATTCATTTTGATACACATTCCACTAATTATATTATCCCTCCCGGCAAAATTTCTCCAAGAATGATGGACGGAGTAAATGATCCGGGACATTTCGCTGCACTCATGGGATGGGATGCGATTCGTGTTCCACTTAAGGATCGGCCTTCTGATAGACGTAACAAGGCGCGAATTAAAAAGAAGATCGGAAACGATGACCTAGGTGATGAAATCGTAGTCCTAAATAGAACTGCATTGGTGGTGGATAAGTAATGGAACCAGAAGAATTCAGCCGAGTAATCGGACAGATTCTAGGATCTGGTCCCATTACTATGGACGATAGAACTAAAGTCTTAGATGCCATGGGTGAAGCCGATTCTATTCAGGAAATGCCTGCCGACGTTCAGCAGATATTGAGTAAAATGCAGAGCAATGCAATGGCACGATCCGAATCTCGTGCTATTCCGTTGTCCAAAGTAGAACGAAGCATTATTAAGGATTCTGATAAGTGTCCATTGTGTGTCGCTAATAATGATCCTAAAAATGTACCAGTTCATCCTAACTGTCATTGCGATGTTGTTACTGATTCAGTAGAAACAGGAATGGTGGAATCGGGATCACGACTACTGGATGTATTCAGAACCGCTGATGGGTTGCTTGACATCGAAGTTGTTAATGGAGAACTACCTGAAGCTATTCAATTGAATGGAGAAACAGTCGCAGTATTCGATGCCACTAGTGTTCGATTTGGAGATTTAGCTAGATGGCTGGAACAAATGGAACCCTATCTGAATGCTGCTGATCAATACCTCGCAATTGTTGTTGATGACGATACAAGCGAAGCACTACAACAGGCAGAGGAAACTCTATCGGCTATTGCCGCTAATCCTGAAGAAATTGCTGATGCATTGAAAAATAAGAAATTATGGTTAGCGATTACAAAGGCGGTGGCTCTATAATGGCATCGAAGGTATACCTGCTCCCAATTAGTCAGTTGTCCTTTGAGGAGCTACGTAAAGCATTCAAGAAAGCTAAACAAGATGCTCGTGGAAATAAGGCGGCGTCTAATGTGGAGGGAGGAAAGCAGGATGTCTCAAACCCGACTGCTTGAGCGCTGCACGACTTTAGGTGAGGTGGAAACCAGAGCCAAAGGATCGAGTATTTATGTCGAAGGCTATGCATCGGTATTCGAATCACGTAGCGGTAATCTAGGTGGATTCGTTGAGAAAGTAAGAAATACCGCTTTCAATAAAACAATTAAAGAAGCTGATGTGCGTGCACTGTGGAATCATGACCCACAATACCTATTGGGTCGGACCAGTGCAAAAACATTAGACATTAGTCTTGACGATAAAGGACTTTATTATCGAGCACTATTACCAAATACTACGTACGGCAAGGATCTAGCAGAATTGCTGGAAAGACGTGACGTACGAGAATCGTCATTTACATTCTTTAAGATTCAAGATGAATGGGATTTGACGGATGAAGGATATCCTCAGCGTTCCCTTGTGGAGGTTGGGTTGATTGATGTAGCACCTGTTACTTTCCCCGCGTATGAAGATGCCACTAGCGGGGTAGCACGTCGAGCCGCATTAGACGGTTTGGCAAAGCGATGTGGCATTGATGGTTGCAATATTGAATCCACATTGGACACCGATCTTGCAATTAAGGAAGCTATTCAAAGACTTCTTGAGCCGGAAGAATCCACTGACGAGAAACGTACTCTTCAGCCGGATACTGATAATACCACTCAGCAGAATAGCAAGCTAACAAAGGAAAAGGCGAAAGCACTTTTGGCGCAAGATCAGCTAGAAGATTTTAAGCTTTTCTAAGGATGCCGGGACACCCCACATTCATTGACAATTATCAGTATCCAAGGAAAGGGGATTTCATTCATGGCGAATGAGAACCTGCCTGCCGAAACTCCGCTTCTAAAGAAGCTGAATGAGCAGCGCATTTCCGCAGCACACGACCGCAAGGAATTGCTAGAGCGTGCGGCTGACGGAACAGAATTGAGTGCAGAGGAAAATGCTGCATTCGAAAAGGCATCTCGCTCAATCGATCACTATGGTGATTTGATTAAGGGTGAGATCGAAAGAATCCAGAAGGATTCAGATATCGCATCAGCTTATGAGG